GCTTTGATGTCAATACGGGGGGCACCTAGTTGCCATGGTGTACCAATTTGATCCGAGGATAGCTTAAAAATCATCTGGCGACCACGAGCGCGAGTGTAGATAATCCCCGTGTACTCTTCGGTAATGACGTAGTTGGAGCCTTTGGTAACGTTGGCCGCAGCCGTATTGCCGGTGCCAGACCCTGAGCTTTGCATGGGGAACAGCGTCATGGTCACGGCAGGTGTGGGGCTGGAAGATGAACCCTCAAACGTCAAGTCAGGAACAATCCGCCATACATAGCCAAAGTTGTGGCCATCCCCGATGTCAAACTCAGAAGAAGAGATGTTGGCGGGCAGAGCGTTTTGCGTACCTAGCACATAAGAATCCACCCCATCTTCGTGCTGCACCAATTCGCTATCGTACGTAGCGGCAACAGGGCGGGGTAACAAGCCAGAGTCCAGCCAAGCCGAACGGCCTAAGTCACCAAAAGACCATACATTTTCTACGTAGTTGTAGATTACATAGCGGTCGCTTGCGTCTTCGCCCGCCGAGCAGTAAAACCACCAGACTTCGTTAAAGCCTTCGTTTGTCCCCGCATAGACTTGTTGAGCCTGCTCAATGTTGAAGTCGCTAAAAATATAACGACGCAAGTCGCAGTTCAATGTCTGCACACGGCCATCGTATTTGTAGAACTTGTCAATTCCCATCCAGTACACCGCACCCGATGCAATAACAGCGGCATTAGGGCCAACGATAGACACGTTGTCAGCAATCAGTTGCGCCGTCCAAACAAAGGGTGGGCCTACGTACTGATATGAATAAATTGAAGAGTCTGTAAATACAATAATTTCTTGGCGAGACTGAATGGCTGTAATGATGGCCGAGCCGTGGGAAAGCTGCAAACTACCTGCTTGGTTGGTAGCTTGGGGTGACCATGTAAATGGGTCTTCTTGATCTGACCAGCGGATCAGCATAGGGTTTATGGTAGTACTGCCATAGTCATTTGTACCAAATACAATCACAAAACGGCTGGCATCCGAAACAATAAGAAAGTTTTGAAACAGCGGAGTGTCATCATCTCCAATATCTGCCAAGTCAATACCACGTTGGGATATACGTTGGGTACCTGATTGGCCACCCGATGTTGTGATTGGTGTACCCTGAAGAGTAGTGGATACATTGAATGTACCCCCCGTAGAGTTCACAACAAAATAAACCTGCCCCACGGTCAACCCAGTGGGCAAAAGACCCGTAGTTGTAAACGCAATTGTTGTGCCATCAGGAAACGAGAAGCCAGAAGGCAGTGTAATAACGCCGGGGGCTGCAATAGAAATGGTGATCTGAATGGGAGAAAAACCTACATTGGCATTCCAGTAGTAAATGCCTTGGCCACGTGCCCCGTAGATTAAGTCTTCGCCAAAGTTTTGCTGGTTCCACAAATGCAAAGAAGTAATGGTGGTAGAGCCATTACCCCAAGTACCGCCGCCCCAAGTGCCACCACCCCAGCCAACCAAAGGAATCTGGTAAGACGGCCCAGTATTAGTCTCGTATTGCGTTACGACCGTACCGCCGCCGGGAGAGCCAGCAGCGTCTGTGGCATTTGCAGTGGCTGACACCGTGATGGTGTATGCGTTGTTGTTGACAAAGGTAATCTGGAACGTGTTTGCAAGTACAGCCGCAGTGATGTTGCCGCCCAGAGTAGTGATGCCCGCCCCACTGTAAGTAACAAAATCACCCCCAACGCACCCGTGGTTGGTGTCGGATACGGATATAACGGCTGAACCATTAGTAGCCGTGAACGGGTTGGTCAGCGTAATTGTTTTGCGGATAGGGGTGATGTCATAGTACTGACCCCCGCTCATGATGTAGAACTTGAGGTTTGTGCCAACGCCAACTAGGTTTAGTGACGCAAGAGTAATCCAGTTCCCAAGAGAACGGCAGATGCCAAGGAATACGCCCGCTGCAAACTGAGTCCAACCGCCAATCTTCTCAGGGTTGCCTTGACGAAAACGAATCTTGTCGCAATCATACCAACCACCTTCGGTTGTGTACCGTGTGTTTTCCCGGTTAACCCCCGGCTTGAACAAGAATTTTTGTAGCGGCATATCTTATTTTCCCATGAATCAGGCGAAAGGTCGAGTGCCTGCTTTGTCAATGATAAGCGCCTGCCTACGTGGGGTTCCGTCTGGGGTGTTTGTCACGCTGATATGCGTCCAAGCATCAAACTCACGGATGATTTGGTCAAAAGGTAAATCCGCTGTAATCACTGCTTTGACAACAGCATCAGGAGTCATTCCGGGAACACGGAAATCGCAAGCCGTCCCGATCCTATGTTGGCTGGAATCTCGGCTTCCAACTGAATCATTTACAGCTTTTGACCTGAACCCAGAGTTCACCATGATTGGCTTACCATCCAGCGCCGTCTTTACCTGCTCCAAGAACTCGGCCAGCCGCAAAAGGTTTGCCAACTCTGAGTCGTTGGGTGTATTGTCAAACTGACGATGGCTAGTAGCAGTCAGTTCTTCTAGCGTAAAGTGTTCTGTAAGATTCATTTTTTACTCAATAAATCTGTCTTGGCCTGAGAGCCAGCGGATGATCCAAAATAATACGCAATGATGCCCGTCCATGCGGTGCCCAAACTGCCTAACATCATCAGGATGGCAGGGTTGCCAGAGTCAATCTTGTTGAAGAACATCATGACCATGATACTGAAGAACCCAATCGTTACAAGACCAGCCAGCAAAGGCGGCATCATTGAGCGAGTAGTTGCCTGCATGTCCCGTGCGGACTTGCGGTCTTCAACCTCCAACTTTTCAAAGTTGAGGCCAAGTTCCTGCGCCTGCTTTTGCAATTCAATTTCGGCAATCTTGACTTGAGCAATCTGGTCTGCTGTCAGCTTGTTGCTAGAGATAAGGTCGCCAACCTTCTCAGGGTCAACGCCAATTGCTTTGGAGATAGCAGAGACAGCCATGCCTGCAAGTGGCCCCCCCAGCGCCGTAGCGATTGTCGGCGCGATTTGTTTTAGCCAATCCATTGTTTATCTCCTCTGAAAATCACATTTACCAGCGCATTGCTCAAGAATCGTAAAAGACAGATAAGCAACAAACCCTATCAGGGCAAAGAATACCAAGACCAGCATCACAATTTCAAGAGTTTCTTCAACTTCTTTTTTGTGCTTGGCAGCGGCTTCTCTTTCTCGCCTAGCATCATGAGCCGCTTCAACATCCATTGCCGCCGCTCGTTCTTTTATCTTGTTCCAGACATCCACCTTACCAGCCTGCATAAACAGCAACTGCAACTCAGCCTCAAACCGCTTTGCTTGGTCAAGAGCCATTTCAATTTGGATGGCAACCCCCATGCTGGACTTGGACTTTTTGGCTTGAGAAACAGCCTTGGTTGCCGTACTCTTTGCATCAAAGTACTTGCCCAGAACAGGGCCAAGTGAAGACACGTCATCAACAGTCTTGCTGACCTTCTTGATTAGCGCAACCGCCGCCTGTATCCCAGCTAGGGCTGTGAGCGGATCAATCATTTTCGTTCAACCTTTTCCCACTGTAGGCAAACAACTCTGCGGTTATAGACATCCCCGCTCCACGTCCACCGCACACAGCGGTATTCGGTCTTTCTATCTTGGCTGGCTGCTCCCGGTAGGAACACCAAAAAAAGCATCAACAGCCAACGCATTACACATGGTTAGGCGTTCAGCGCGTCCATACGATTCCATGCCCAGTCAGTCGCAGCCGATGGGTCAAAAGGAACGGTAGCTTCTGGGTTGTTAGGCTGTGCTGGGTCAGGCAGCGTCCAGTTTGCGCCCACTGTTGTCAAATACGCCAACAGGTCAGCCTTAGTTTCAATAGCTTCAGCGTCACCAATATCATCAGTTTCAGAGATGCCGACCATAACCATGTCACGGGGGCTAGGTGTGTTGGGGTCACCAACTACAAACACGCCACCAACACCTTCGGGGTGCAGGCAGAGGAATGTAGGGACTGTGCCGTCAGCGGCTAAACGATACTTCATCATGCGATGTGCCATTTTTATGCTCCTTGGGCATACTGCCCGTTAAAAAGATATGCGCCAAAATGTCCAAGTTCGCACCAAGGCGCAGCCCAGACGGTTCCACCATG